CTACACTAGAGTGTGATGGTGTACAGATTCTAGACAAGACAACTGGTTCAAATATGTTTTTGTCAGCATCTTTACCAAATCTATATCACAAACGCTCTCCAAACTTTCGAAACATTAACATGTACAGCTTCGCATTGTACCCAAACGAATTGAGGCCATCGGGTCACCTCAATTTCAGTACCATAAAGGATGTGAGGGTCACTATGGAACTTGAATATGATGGAGGACACGGAACGTTTGATTTTGATGACAATTACATCGCAGTTTTCGGAATTGAACGAATATATTTCCCAAAGCAGGTTATAATCATAGCAAAAAGTTACAATATGATGATAATCAGGAATGGAAAAGCTCGAATTATTTATTAAAAAGTGCCGTCTTGTTAGAAGCTATATAGTCAATAATATTGTTCTTGATACACCATTTGATGAAATTCAACTGTGCCAGGGTTGTATGTATTTCATGAGATGTTCCAGGAACCGTATACGCAAACTTTTCAGACCTACAGAAAGGGTCAAAGAGTTTCTTACTGTATCCATCTAAGCTTGACTTGTACGCACAGTGTACGGTGAATAGTTTACCATCAGTTGTTTTATATGATGTATGGTTTCTCTTGGCGTAATTCGTGATGAACCATTCCAGGTTTCGAAGTGATATTCCACTCGACTTATCCAAAATGGTTAATAGTTTAGTTCGGTTTTTTTCAATGTCATAGAAGCTGTTGATCGAATTTAGTAGGATACCCGATTTACTCATTACAAATACTTTGCCCTAATTCTATAAGCCTTTATGAATTTCTTCACACACGAGTTTACTCAAATCAAGAAAACTATTTGATTTTTCACATCCTGGACATCCAGAGACATACATCTGATCTGGTCCATGATTATGAAGATTTTTACTTGGGAGATGACGCCTCTTGATACGATCTCCCTGAGCCTTGTGATAGCGGCAGTACCCCTCATGTACAGCCCTAAATGAGCATCTCTTTGTCCCCTCTACCGTCGTCTTCGTACCTTTACAACCACCAGACTTGTTCGTTTCGGGTACATCTCGTAAAAGAAGGTCTAGGGGTATACCGTGGGTCTTGGAAACATTTTCTAGAGTCATACTGAGTTTGTACTCAGTGTACTTAGATACTTCATCTTCAACCATCTCGTATATATGTTCATTGATAGCATCTTCGATACGACCTGGAAGTTCTTCGACGACTAGTTTCTTTACACCATCAGCGACGATTTTTGAAATCCTATCCTTAGAAATCATTACTTATTCATACTTTGTTCGTAGTTTTTAAATAAGTCTTCAACTGAATTATCTCTTTGTCTTTTCTGCTTAAGGCGTTCTCGAAGGTCAGCAACCTTTCCAATGTCATCTAAACCCTGTTTTCTACACTCCTCAATAAGTTGCTCTTTTTTCATGGTACTCAAAGCGGGTTCACGCTTTTTGGGAGGTGGCTTGTGGGACTCTATGATTTCACCGAAAATCTCCTGCTTCGTGTTATCATACAACGGGTCGAGTAGGTCACATACAGGATTCAGAAACTTATTCACAAAGTAGTAATGGTAGTCGATGGGAACCCCATTCTCCTCGACATACTTGGGATCCTCAGACTTTTCGAACGCTTTCGCTCGGGGATTGTCCGTCTTTACGAGTAAATACGGAACGCGGTCTCCAGATTGTGGCTCAGAACCTGGCCTCCTTTCCCGCATCTTGTTAACCACCTGAACATGTGCTTGGTTAATTTGTGAACTTTGAGGACTTGTGATAGATACCGAGTTTCCCCCAACCTTGTATGAATCAGAAAGAGACTGACTCAGTATAAGTTTGTCGTTAGAAATCTGACCACTCAAAAGTTCGTTTGCGCGCTTCTGTGCCAACTCCTTCGGTGGACCTGTGTCATTCGATGTCAACACAACATCGAGAAGTTCTTTGCACACTTCCCGGACGTGTGGTGTATTGTCTCGACGAACAACTTGTAAACCTTTGACGTCTATGTAGTCCATATGCATCTCGTCATCCTTCCCCTTTGTCCACAACTTGGCGGCGTAGCGCTTCTTCGAATACAAGAAGTATGGCCAGTATACCTTCTCAAGTTCCAGGTTATTAGGTTTTTTGAAGAGAGCGCTACACTCCTCAGCAGCTCTTTCACCAATTTCCCAACTATACTTCACAGCCTCTTCACCTGTGCGGTCACCCACATCAAACTCAACCATCACCGAATCCGTGTCACCATACCTCACCTTTGCCCCAGGGAAATTCTTCTCGACGTAATTTTTCGTGTCTTCAATCATCATGCGACCTTTGCAAGTCGTCGTCGATGCGATGGGTACACAGGGAAGAATACCTTTACCAGCACCCGTGAAACCATATACAGAGTTCATAGACACTTTATACGCCAACTGCTTCCCATTGTACACCTCTTTCATTGCACCTGTCGCAGCCGCCATATCCTTTTTGGCCTTTTTGCGAAACTGCTTAAGTTCTATGAGAATACTCGGAAGAAGGCTTGGTACATTTTGAGCAAACTTATATGTACGGTCACCGACGCTGAACGTCTCATACTCAACACCAGGGACATTACCATACCTCCTCTCATCCATCACTAGAGTGGAATAGCAAAGGTTATGAGCTGTCATGATTGACGGATACAGTGCTTCAAAATCTAGAGCTGTGATTGGTGTATAATAGGCTCCCTTCTGTGCCTCTAAAACAGTCGCACCCTCATAGGGTTCCTCGGGAATAGAACCATACTTGATGGTCGGTACCATGTATCCAAGTTCCCGTGCCTTCTTTGTCAATTGACTGAACACCTTAATCTGCTGACCACGCTCAACCAGGAAGCATAGGGGTACCCATGTCGCCTTCGCCATCTCTAGAAGGTTCAGTAAGGTACACAACTTCTTCATGAGTCTATGAGGGAGGAGTGTATCTTTGATACAATACTCCGCAACTTCACCCAACTTTACGGGATCTTCCTCCTTGTACCGTGCAAACATCTCCTTTGGGGACATGTCAATCTTCTGGTCACCCAGGTAGAGCTTCGAAACTTCATTGAGTTTGTAGGAATCCAACTTGTACCCCTTCTTCACTTCATGAAACAAATCGAAAATAAATCGTCCAGGCATCGGCAGAAGTTTCAGGAAGTTGTCACCCAATGCACTCGAACTCAACTTCTTATGGAGAAGGTGTGACTCCGTGTCATGAAGTTTACCCATCTGATAGAAACCCATACCACACCCAGTCATTGCCGCACGTTTGTAAATGTACTCAAGGTCAAATCCGAAGATGTTCCAACCTGTGATGATGTCGATGTCTTTGTCGTGTAGGTAATCCTTGAATGCCAAAAGCATCTCCCTCTCCGTGTCGAAGCTTATGACACCTGGACCCTCAGTCTTTTTGTAGCACAGGCAAACCTTTTCATATGGTTCATCGTTTCCGAATGTACATAGGGACACTGCAATCTGGAAGCATGCATCACCAGGAATATCAGCATCAGGGAATTTACCAGTCGAGCTGTTACACTCAATATCCACAGAGGCTACAACGAATGGTGCGATGTCATCTCGAGACACGGGATTTAGGGTAGTCCAGTCGTTACACCACAGGTCAATGTCAACCTTAGCAAGGTGAGAACGTACACAACTGGAACCCGTATCCAACCAACCAGTTGACTGAATCCCAGTTCGGTGCATGAGCCTCAGGACGGGGTCTAGATTTGATTCATATACATGATACTTTTTGAATTCATTGTTGTACATGAAGAGTGAGTTTATCTTACGTCTAGTCTCAAGGGTTTTGAAGTTTAGATGCATGTAGTTAAACTCCTCATTGTTCTGAAATCCCCATACATCCTTTTGTCTCGTCAGACTGTAACTCGTCACACAATTCTCTCGAAGACGATTCAGTTCGTTAAATAGAATCTTGACATCTTGTTGAGTTGTTCCACGTGGAAGTTTTACAAAAAAGTAGGGCTCAAACGATGTTGTGACACATACAGATTTACCGTCTTCAGTCTTTCCAAAAATACTAATCAAGTGTTCTTCGTCAGTGTCTCTCGCCTCCCATGTAAGAGCTTGGAAGACGACCATATGTTTATATTGAGCGAAAATTTTAATATCATTTATTAATAAATGTCTGCCGCTTTAATTGAGCTCGTGTCGGTGGGTGCCCAGGATGTCTACATCACGGGTGATCCCCAGGTCAGCTTCTTCCGTCAGAACTATAAACGCTACACCAACTTCGCCATGAAGCCTGAGCGCCTGGATTACATCGGAACTTTCGGTGCGAACAACGAAGTTACCATTCCTATTCGCTCGAAGGGTGATCTCATGAGCTACATTTGGATCGAGGATACTAATATTTCTAATGTCGCGACCAATACTGATGGTCTCTTCTCCCAAAACGCTTCCACTCCTACCGAGTTTGCTCTTTGGATTGGTGGACAGAAGGTTTCTCAACTTGACTCCCTCTACATTCAAAGCGTCCACAATACCCTCATGAGGGATTCTGGTGCTAAGGCCAGTTTCGCAGTCACCACCAATACCCGTAAGGGTAACCACTCCGGGAACTACTACATGATTCCTTTCTTCTTTGGTGAGGACTGGACGAAGTGTCTTCCCCTTGTGGCGCTCCAGTACCACGATGTCGAGATTCGTGTGAAGTGCCGCGATGGTTACACCCCCAGTGGTACCCCCAAGGTATACGGCAACTATGTGTACCTCGATACCGAAGAGCGCAAGTTCTTCACAGACAACGACCATGAGCTCCTCATCACCCAAACTCAATACCAGCCAGCGTCGAACACCGATTCCGAGTTTGACCTCACGTATTTCAATCATCCAGTGAAATCCATTCATCTTGTCTCTGGTAAGGCGACTGATGGTGATTACACTGAGGAGTACAAATTTGATACCTCCACTTTGTACATTAATGGTACTCCTCTCTTCGAAAACACAACGCACGTCTATCACCATGACATAGTTGCTGAAATGCACTGCACTGACCTCCCCGATGCTGCCATTGATAACGTCCCCACCTATTCTTGGCCTTTCTGCCTCACCATGAGCAAGATGCAGCCCACTGGTTCCCTCAACTTCTCTCGTATCGACAACGCCAAGCTCAGCATCACCAACCCCTCGGGTGGTAACCAGCTCCACCGTGTCTACGCGGTCAACTATAACATTCTCCGCGTGAAGAATGGTATGGCTGGTGTCGCTTTCGGTAATTAATTCCAGTTGTCAATTAAAGTTTTCGTCTTTTCATACATTCCCTTCCCATGAAAGGTCTTGTCCTTCTCCCCCTCCCACATTGTGAGTCGGTCTTCAAGAAACTCCTTGAACTTCTCCGAGTCACAATTAGACTTGTACTGAACCTTTTCACCCTTAAGTGCCTGCTCCATAGCAGCTAAACGACTATCCATTGAACGCTTAGCAAGCTGGTCAGGAGTGAGACGAGTGGACACATCAGTGGTTTTCTTGTTCATATATAACATGGACGACTCTACACTTTATACCATTTTGTACTACTGCAGGGCATGTCAAAGAAAATACGATGGTCACGCCCAATGCTGCTTCGAGATGGATCACGTCAAAGTTAAAATCCCCACAAATACTAAATGATACCACTTATCATAGCTGGTGCCCTCACTGGAGCCCTCGCGTATACTTTCATGGGACAGAACCTAGTATCTTCCTCTGAGGCCAAACGCCTCATCAAAGAGGGTAAGATAAAGAAGGTCATCGACGTTCGCACGACCACCGAGTATCGTGCAGGACACTACCCCAAGGCACTTCACATCCCCGTTGACAAGATTAACGAAAAGACAACCACAGAACTTCCCAAGAAGGGGTTACTCGTCTACTGCAACACTGGGCAACGAGCCAGATTTGCGGCAGAGAAATTGGAGGAACTTGGGTTCGAGGATGTCTACTACATCGCTGGAACGTACAGGGGGTTACTTTAGTTTGACACCCAGAACCCTCCTCAACTTCTGAAGGATACCAGGGTCTGGGATAGCTCGACCTGATTCGTAGGAACCAATGATACTCGCATTCACTCCAACTGCGATTGCTAAATCTTTTTGTGTTTTGAAACCTTTAGCAATACGCCCTTGTTGAATCATCTTTGCCATGGAGAGTGGTACCTTCTTGTGCGTTCCCAGCTCCTCATCCTCCAACTTCTGCTCCTTCGTGCGTTCATGGTGCTTTGGAAGGGGTCTCTGGTTAGCAGGTGCAGCTTTTCCATGGATGATAACTGGACTCCAATCCTGATGATTCATCTGTCTAGATAGTACGTTTTGTTTTTAAGATTCTTTCCAAACGTTCATTTTCCTTCCTCATGAAGATTGTCAACTGAACAACTTTACCATTGAGTGTTACCCGTCCATATTGTTTGAGGGAAGAAACATTTTCAACTCGTACTAGGTCTACCCAAGACATCTTAGACTCTGGTGTTTTACTGTGATGTATAGCCAGTACAGCAGCATCCCTCTTTACATCTCTAGGAAGTTCCTCTCCCTCGTAACATACGACAACGTGTGCACCTGGGTATCCACTCGCATGCATCCACCAGTACTTCGGGTCACTCGTATTCGTGAGTTGGTCATTCTCTTTTGCACTCTGACCCACTCGAACAGGTATATTACCTGATGCGATGTATTCATACATTCTATTTCCCACTTACAATTACAATGCACGTCGTTCTTAAGCCCAGTCCCTCTGTGACACACAAGTACCGCGTCATCTTACCAAGTAAAAGAGCTATAGATTTCGGTCAGAAAGGTGTTCAATATTACACAGACCATGGCGATGCTCGTCTCATGCGTGCACATCTTATTAGGAAGGGGGGCGTCATCCCTAAGAAGTTGCGGATAGAGACAAATCACCACGAAATTCATCGGGGTATGTTGGCTATAGATGAAAGTGAAAAAGAAGATTGGGAGGACTTCTTCAGAGCGGAGTATTGGGAAAGATGGATACTCCTGTCCTACCCCGATATCAATAAGGCCAAACTCTATATGACAATGACCAAGGGTGTTCTTTTCATGCCCCAACCAGAAGACCTCTGGTTCTGCGAAAATAATATTCGTCAATTGTAATGGATTGTGCTATAGGTGATATCGACGTCCAACAAGATGACGGAACTATAAGAGGTGTTGAAATTATTCCAGAGGGATGTCAGCCAGTAAGTGATGATAGATGTTCATCGGGATATATGGCACCATCAGATAATGTCAGTTTCCCTCTAGATTCACTGGAGCAATGCTGTAAGTGTAAGGAGGGTGAGAGTTGTAAACTATGTGAAATTCCAGAAGACTGTACCGATGAAGAAAAGGAAAAGTTCGTGACAAATGATAATTGCTTTGAAGCAGGTGTGGGTCCCTCCCCAGGCCCCTCTACAGGTCCTTCACCAGATCCTTCCGAAGAAGAAGAAAATGGATACCTACTGTATATTGGTATCTGTTGTAGTTGTATACTACTTATCATGGTTTTATTCCTATCACTTTCCCGTTGAGCCAAAACCACCAGAACCCCTCTCAGTATCATCGACAATACTAATCTCTTCAATAAGGGGCGTCTCACACTTCTCGAGAACAAGTTGTGCGATGCGGTCACCCTTCTTTACCTCAAAGTCCTTTTCTCCATGATTGAAGAGAACGACTTTGACCTCTCCCGTATAATCGGGGTCGATGACCCCAGCCCCCACCTGGACACCGTGCTTGACTGCGAGTCCCGAACGAGGTGCGACCCTACCATAGACACCCTTGGGGAGTACCACGGCGATTCCCGTTGAGATGAGCATCCTCTCCGATGTTGGAATAACACCATCATAATTG